GCACTGCATCCCCTCCGTAACGCCGAAAGGCGGTCCCTCCTGTTGGGAGAGACGTGTCACGTTGCTTACACTTTGTATGCACACGCGACTCTTAAAACGTCACGAGGTTCATTCCCCCCGCGGGCATGGCCCGGAACCCGAAACTAATGTATTCGGGACCCAACGGCGCTTTATGGCAACTGCGCCGTAAAGTGCAGACCGCTCTAAATGTAAGTGATCCCTTTGAGCATCCAAGTCCGGAAGGGCTTGGAGGCGAAGGAGGCACTTCTGCAGAGCGGCGAAACCCTCCAGTGGATCTTTACGATACACTGGACTCGCTGTCCAGCATCTTACTTCAAGACGCTGAAGATGCCTATTCCATCTCTTACGAGGTGGTCTAGACAGAGGCGAGAATAGGTGTCGTCCAAGTGCTGGAGAAACTGGATCTGAATGGGGCAAAACCCCAATCAACTTCTCGACATAACTGAAGAGAAGTTCAGATGTCCTCCACATTCCTCGTTGTTCAAAGAGGTTTGCGGAAGCAACTGATGACAGAATCTCAGGCACTTGCTGCCTATTCTTAGGTGGAACTCTATTGATGTAGAGAGGGGTAACCCAAACTCCATCAAAAGCATCCACTCCACAAGATTCTCTAAACTTTCCAGTAAAGAAAGTCTTGCGGTCGTTCACCTTACAATTGTACTTTCGTAGGTGATCAAGAATAGTAGGCGTCATGTATGTAGGAACGATGATATCATCCCCATATACATAGATGTCACGGCACATCTGATCGACATGCGCGTGACTTACAGGAAGGTTGTGAAATCTCAATGAGGCTACTACACAGATTGTGTAGAAGTACATAGCCTCAACGGGAAAACACAGAGCGCTACCCATGGATGCGAACTTTCGTAATGGTGCTACAAGAGTGCCATCCGGAAGAATCGCCGTCTTCGAACGACATGCATCAATAGCATCCCGAAAATCGGGATTTCCATTGAACATTGCTAATGCTAGTGAGCGTGGAACACGATCACTTGCATCAGACAAATCAATCGTTGCTAATTGACCGTCAGACGAAGACTTCATCGCGAGAGCTTGATTAATCGACTGATCGCGGAAATTTACATGACCGCGAGTTCGATAATTAGACTCGATCGCAGCGTAAAGCATGCGTCGAAGTCCTTGTTGCGCGTATTGCATGCAACAAGGCTCAATTGCGATTATTCTAGGGCCTTTGAGAGTTTTAGGAACAGGAGTTACCCTGACGGGTGTCTCCTCTTCCTCTGGAAGAATCGAAACTTTCCGGAGCTCCTCTGGTTCCGCATAACCCAAATCGCCAATGGCGTAAGGATAAGCGGTATCAACCAAAGGAAAGTAAGGCTCCAATCGATCAAACCAGTATTGCCAAGCGTACTTCGAATTACCTGAAATACGTTCGGCGGTATTACCGGGACCGTGCCGAGGGACCAACATATCCACGCGTAAATCGCGTATGATATTGTCCCAAAGCACAGCTGATACACGAAGAAATTCCTCGTGGTCAACTGTCGGTAAAGAAAACTCATCAAAGGAGCGTTCAATCTCGACGAAGTTCTCCAAAGCTTTCGTGACACGCTTGCGCGTGCATTCGAGCTTGATCTTCTTGAATGCCAGGCAAACCTGCCTGACAGCCAAGACAATGGTCGCTGTTTTAGCTGGGGAACAAACAAAATCATCGTCGTTAATCCTTCCTGTCTCTACGTTGAAGACTAGATTAAGCATACCTCGCAGAAATGCGGGGATTGCTTGATGTTTTCGGAAACTCCGGAAACATTTTGAATCAATGAAGCCTTGGGACAGAGATTTTTCAAAATCTGTAGCAAAGCTTGGAAGAGTAATCGTTAAAAACGAAAATCCTTCCTCTTCAACGCGTGACCGGATAGTTAAAAGGTCACGATCCGAGACCGCGACGCCGCATAAGATACAGGAATCTTGGTAGATAGCCTGCATCACTTCAAGGCAGTCATTTACATGGCTTTTCATGTAGCCTCTTTTCAGAGGTCGACAGTCCAGCCACGTATTTGAGCATACCGGTACCTGAAAGGTACCGGCAGTCCAGTACCTTTCATGGGAAAAGTCTTACGACTTTTTTGAGTTTTTTGACTTGATCCTCTTCGGAATAGCTTTTGGCTTAACCGAAGTTTGGGATGGGTGAGATTCAGCATGACTAAGTAGGCCAGAAGCCATACCTAGAATGTTCTGAATCAGTTTACCCTGGGGTCCCTGAGAATTGCTGATACCGACAAGTCGGTTGACATCAACTCCTTGGGATTCCAAAGTATCAAGAGCCTCCTGCGTTTGCTGGAGGCGAGTGATAAGCGTTTTAAGCTTCATAAAACTCCTTTGCGAGCGAAAGGTTAACTTTCGCGACCGTAAAGTTTCCCAACCATAGTTGAGTCGAGCCAAGACTTGAAGCCAACGATCATTTGATCGATCTGAGTGGATGTAAATCCAGCTTCAGGACGATCGATTTGAACGGAGACGTCAACCGTCTCGAAGTCATTGACAGCAGTCAATGGATCCGCGACGACAGCTCTTTGCGAAAATTTCGCTAAACTACGAACACGCGATTTTTTGTCTCGCTTGAACGAAGTGTGCGATATCGCAAGAGCGAAAGTCTGGTCGGCTAACTGGTAAGTGGAAGAAGTTCCACTTTGAAGAATCCGTGGCATTGATTTAGCCACGGCATTCACGGTAATAGACTGTGGGTCTGCTAACACGTGGTTGACCTCCAAGAAGTATCGGAGTTAACTCATGGCAACGGATATCCCTTTCCGAAGGGGGTCCTAGCTATGTACCACGAGAGATGAATCCTTTCGACGTTCGGCTAATACCGATCGATCCAAGGATTGCCCATTGCGTTGGAGTGAGACCACTCCAAGGCAGGCTGAAACCATAAGGAGAATCCCCTACAGCACGTTGTTTCGTCCGAAGATATCGAACAAAGTCAAGGTGCAATGGACCAGAGTAAAAATTGAGCGTACACGTTTTGACGTGTCTAAGCTCTACCTGCTCCATTAAATAGAGGCTTCGTGCCACTATGCCGTCGGTCACAAAGTCATCGAGTCGTTCGACGAACTTCCCGATGCCAGTGAACCAATCGACAAGCCATGACCAAGGAGTTATCTTCCAGAGGACCGTGGGGTTGATACGTGCACCGTATATGGTTAATAGACGTTGCACATTCATCCACTGACTAGAGAAGTCAGATAGATGATCATCAAACTCAGGCCGGTAGTACATGAATTCGCCTTTACTCCATACCCGTTTACTAGTGTATTCGGTTACGTCGTTATAGGCGGTACATGTCGTTCCGGAGACAATCATAGGCGCCATTAGCGGACTCATCATTTCCATAAGATCTGATGGATCCGTACCCGAATTAAATTGTCGGGTAATGAGCCTAGAAGTTTCTACCTCGTCAAGTACACAAAACCGTTTCATCCAAGTATGATTGTCCAGGATAGCCCGGGCAATCAACTCATTAGAGCGATCCCAAACGTCTTTCAACTTTTGGAGATCACTGATGAAAGGTACCCAACCGAAGTTGTGGTTCAGAAAGTGATCTGCCACCGAAGAAGGTGACATAAGGATTGACGACTTACCCCCTCCAAAGGAATTCCACAGATTGTGGAGACCCTCAGAGGTGGTACGAAGCATTCCAGGTAAATCACGCAGTTCATAAGTGAACTGAGCTAACCCCGCTTTCGGAACGCGTGGCTTGAGACAATCCCAAGCCTTTGTGTAGTATGAAACAAGAGATGTAACATCAGGTAACGGTGCGCTGAGAAACGAGCTCGGAGAGCTCGAACCCCAGCTACTGTCAGGGACGAAACCACCATCGTAAGTCCAGTAGGTACCGGCCGGTTGGCCTGGCCTACCAAGACTCGAAAAGTGGCCCCGTGGTGAAACATCTCCTGAAGGGACGTGATATTCGACATAGCGGAAGGGCCCACCACTGCGGAAGGGAGGACCAGGATTAACCTGATCCAAACATCTTCGCCAGTGAGTGGAAACCCCAGTGGAGCTACCTGCAGAGTAATCAACTCGCAAGTTTTTCTGCTCGATATCGGCAACAAACTTCTTGAATGTTCCCAATATCGCATGACTCCCGATGAGTTTCACACCCAGTTCATGACCGGGTAGGGGACCCTCGCGGAATCTAGAAAAAGCGTTAATGATTTCATGACTACGGGCGTGTTTCCGTTTCCACCATTTACGGCGGGACGGAACTTTTACACGTGCCGGAATATAGAAACCCTTAGCGATTGCCCACTTCCACCAATGTCGTCCATTCATAACTTACTCCTTCCTGTATGGAAACAGAAAGACGGCGTCAAACCGTCTCAGACACCCCTGACG